GGACCGTCTGCGAAGGCTTTGCCTGCTCTGCGGCGAGCTTGATTTTTATGGCTGGAGACGAGCGCATTATGTTGGACACGTCGGCGCTTTGGATTCACAACGTCCAAGCCTTCGCCGCTGGTGACTACAAAAAGCTCCAAAGTGAGGCCGAGGGTGCCAAGAAACTCAATGAACTCAGTATGCAGGTTTATTTGGAGCATGTGAACCTCTCTAAAGAAGAGTTGGCAGAGATGATGGACAAAGAGACGTGGATTTCTCCAACCGAAGCCCTGGAGTGGGGCTTCGCCACCGCTATCCAGTCAGGAGGTGAGAGCAAGAAGCCTACACAAAGCGCAAGAAAACACCTCTTCGACATGATCTTCAAAGAAGCGAACCAGCCGCTCACGGCGCATGGGAACGTGCAGGTGCTATCCGAAGAGCAGCTGGAAGAGTTCGTAAAACAGCTTCTGGCTAAGCTCCAGGTACAAGCCAACGAAACCGGACAAGAAGGTCCAGCTCCAGACCAGGAGCGCCAAGACTCTGAGAGTAAGAGTCTTTTCAATTTCTTGGCAGCGTTAGCTGACCGCATTTTAAAGGAGGATGAATAAGTTGAAAAACCTTGATTTGCTTAGGCAACAGAGGGCCGAGTTTGCGGCCAAGATGAAGGAAGCTGTACAGAACAACGATGAGCAGGCCTTTGCTGAGGCCTTTATTGAGTTTGCCAGCGCGGTACAAGAGGCGGTAATCGCCGAGGCCAAGGGTCTTGTACAGGCAAGTGACGCTCAAATCCTTGCCGGCCGCGGCGTGAGGGTCCTGACCAGCGAAGAGGTTAGGTATTACAACAAACTGGTTGAAGCTATGAAGTCCGGCAACCCGAAGCAGGCGCTGGAAAGCCTGGATGTGGTCATGCCTGAGACGATCATCAACCAAGTTTTTGATGACCTGACTGAGCAGCACCCGCTGCTGTCCAGAATCCGCTTCGAGAATGCCACTTACCTCATGAAGTGGCTCTACTCCACGTTCGAGACTCGGTTCTTGGCGCAATGGGGCCCGCTCACCGGCGAGATTGAGAAGGAATTGTCGTCTCAGTTTGCCTACCTCCAACTCGAGCAAACCAAGCTGTCCGCCTGGGTGCCGATTTCCAAGCCCATGCTCGACCTTGGGCCTGCATGGCTGGATAGGTATATCCGCACCATCTTAGCGGAGGCTATCGCCAATGGCGTTGAGTGGGGTATCATTAACGGCCGCGGCGTTGCAGAAGCAGGTAACATCTATGAACCAATTGGCATGATTCGCGACCTCAGTCAGCCGATTGACCCGAAGGATGGCTATGCGGCGAAGGAGCCCATTGCGGTTACTGAATTTACCCCTAAGGCTTACGGGGAGTTGGTAGCGCAGCTGGTTGAGAGCCCGAATGGTCTGTTCCGTCCGGTAACTCAGCTGATCCTGGTTGTGAACCCTGTGGACTACTTCACCAAGGTTATGCCGGCAACAATCTATCAGCGGCCTGACGGCACTTGGGCCAGGGACATTCTGCCGTTGCCGACAGATATTGTGCAGTCCGCGTGGGTGGAACAGGGCAAAGCTATCCTGGGCCTGGGCCGGCAGTATATCATGGCTCTTGGAACTGGCCGTGACGGCCGCATCGAGTACAGCGACCACTACCGGTTCCTGGAAGACCTGCGGGTCTACCTGATTAAGCTGTACGGCAACGGCCGCCCGAAGGACAACAACAGTTTCTTGGTGCTTGACATCAGTGATCTCGAGCCTACCATCCCGCGGGTGATTGTGGACAACATTCAGGACTTCCCCGTACAGGACGTCCCCGAAGCCTAGTAGGAGTTGATCCGGATGGCCAAGGGGGAAAAGGTGACGGTAAGGGTGCTCCGCACCTTCCGCAACAAGTACAGCAAGTCCCTCCACAAAAAGGGGGACTTGCTGTCCATTTCCCGCAAGAGGATGGAGGAGATTAACTCTGCCGGCCACGGGGAGCTTGTGGAGCTGGTGGATGAGGCGGGTGATTAGATGCTGCTTGAGCTGGTCAAAGAAGAACTGCGAATCACCTGGGATGACGAAGACACTAGGC